AATATAATGACGAGATATTTCATTATAGTGGGGTGATGGGTATGATAGGGGTCAAAAGTCAAAAGTCCTCTTCGTGGAGCCTCCTTGTTAGAAAAGATTCAGTTATGACCCCCATCATACCCATCACCCCACTATAAAGAAAGAACATTTCTTCAAATAATAAATAATAATGAATATAATCTATATAACGAATATAAATGGGTCAATCTTGTAGTAGCCATCAAACAATGCTTCAATTAGCAGTATATGAAGCAAAAATTGAATATTGTTTTAAAAATCTACCACAGCTAATGACTGATTTACAAGCACTACAATCAGCAGTAAAGGCTCTTCCGCAATTACCAGCAGTTATAAGTGATATTAAAGATGTTTCTACAGCAACTTAAAAATCCTCGTTAAAATGGTAAAAATATCTTCGGCATTATAATTAGAAAATGTCAAAACTACAAGCCGACCTCACCTTTGGTATCTGGAATGAAACAAAGATGAAGCCTATCTTAGAGAAATTCTTTAATGAGAATCTCACTAAAACATTTAGTAAATATGACGCACACGATTTTATGAATGAAAACAAAAAGAAGAAGTTTGAATTGAAAAGTAGACGCATAGTTCATAATCAATATCCTACGGCTATCGTTAATGCTTCTAAAATACGAAAACAAGATCCTAATGTTTTTCATACTTATGTATGGAATTATACAGATGGTCTATATTATCTACCTTATGATAAAGATATTTGGAAAAACTTCACTATTAGACCTATGCGAGTAGAACGAGATGGACGAGTTGAAATAGAAGATGTTATTGATGTCCCTCATACATATTTACGACCTATTAGTGTTTAATTTCCCTTTTTCCATTTTTCAAATTCTCTGAAAGAAGAGGTATATGATGGTGCTTTTGATTTATTAGCATTTATTGATAATAAAAAATATAATTGTGTATCTGCCATTAAAATATCTTTGAAAAAATCCTTCATTTGGTTTGTATCATCAAAATCTAAATGAATGAACTTCTTGAATTCCTTATCTGTAAATGAAGGACGACCTTCTTTATTTATATAATTTGCTTTTTCTTGTGCTGTATGATATAAATTTCCATATTTTTCCTTTAACCATTTAAATCCATAAGGTATTTCTTCTGGTCTAAGTTTTGAAACTTCTGAAACACCTTGTTGATATGGTTCTAAATGAGTATTTTTTGGAATTAACTCTTTTTTTAGTGGTAATAGTTCTTCTGACTTTTTTTGCTTTTGTTCTGTTGGTAATGTTGTACCATATAGTTTATTCGTTAATCTATTAGAAAGATCTTCAGATGAAAAAGTCAATTGTATTGGATTTTTATCATTCATCATCATTTCTTCCTTAAAATATTCATCTCTTGCTGTTTTGAATAATTTATCAATTGCCTTATCAGTTTTCTTTTTATTTTCAGTTGATCTTATTCCATTATTAAAGTGGGCAAGAATTTCCTTTAATTGTAAATCTTGAGCATTCGTTAACATTGCTCTTTTGCGACCAATTCCAATCTCCTTGCGTGGTTCAAATACTGGTGGTTTTCCTATTTTCTTTTTTGCTATTTTTTCTCTTAATGAAGATATGCCCTTTTTAGCAACAGATTTTATTAATCCTTTACGCATTAGTTCGTTATATTTTTTCATTTCTTCTTCAGTAATTTTTGCTTTTGGTTTTGCTGTTATTTTTTTAGTATATTTTTTAATATATTCAGATGGGTTTGATACTTTTGATGGATCAAATATATCAACATCTAATTGATGTTCCATTGCTAAAAGTTTCTTGACATAACCAGCATTTCTACTACCCCCTTCTAAAGCATTTTCATTTTGTAATTCATTTTGTAATTGATTATCAATTTCTTCATATTGACTATTTAGCTGTTCTACATTTTCATGAAATCCTTGTAATTCTTCTTCTTGTAGTTCAATATTACGAAGTAGTCTTCGTCTATTACCTATTAAAATTTCATTATCTGGTTCTCGTTCTATTTTAGTATTTATATTATTTAATCCAGTCATCATATGATTAATATTGTCGTGTGTTCGTTGTATTTCTTGATTAAACATATCTATCTCATTTCTTATTTGTTCTAATCTATTTCGTAAATGTTCTATTAATCGTCTATTTAATGGTCGTGGAGGTGCTCTCCGTCCTCCTCTTGATTGTGGTGGACTTAGTTTATCTAACTGGTTTTTAGCATTATATAGTTGCTCTTTAATGACATTAATAGCATTACGAAGAAATCTCTTTTGTTCTTTATCAGTTTCAGTTCTCAATTCTTCTTTTAATTCTTCTAAATTGTCTTCATACATTTGTATTGTGTGAATTAATAATCGTATTTCTCTATGTATATCACCACCTTTCAAATCAAAATTATCTAAATTATGTGCTGATAACGCATTATAAACTTCACCAACAGCACCTAAAGGAGGTAGTTGTTTTTTGGGTGCTATAACATCTTTGCGATTGAATAAAAATCCACCAGCTCTATACAATGGATCATTATCTACATAATGACGCATAATAGTATCTCCTTGTTGATTTAATATATCTGATGATTGAAATGCTGGATTATATTCTTCAATACCTTTAATAAAAGGAAAATCTCGTTTCAATTGACTGGATACAGCACCACCTAATGAATGACCAGATACATAATATTCATATTGCTGTGGATTAAATTGTGATATAAGTGCCATAACACTTTCTTTATCTTTCTTATATCTATCGCTCTTTGTTAAACGATTAAATGGAAGACCAAAATTAGCACTCCAATCTGTTTTATCTAAATTTTTAGTACCACGAACACCAATTAAAATTGTATTTGTGTTTTTATTGAGCCATCCTTGAATAGTTGGTGTAGCATATATTAAATCAAATCCATTAAATGATTTATCTGGAACAATTTTATAACTTTCTTTTGATGCTGTTAAAAAATCACTAGTAGAAGGTTTTGCTTTTCCTTCTAATTTCTTTTTCTCTCTATATTTCTTGGCTCTTGCTTTTTCATTTTCTCGTAGTTGTGCTAATTGTTCAGTATTTAACTTTTCTCTTTCTCCTTTTAAGAATCTTCCTTTTGTAGATCTTTCGGCAACTGGTTTTGTTTTTCTTCCTTTCTTCTTTGGAGCATATAAATCTGTTATATATTGTGATGGTTTAGATATCATATTATATACAATCTTATTCGCTATTTTCTTTTTTGTTCCATTTTCATAATCGGCTGGTTTCTTTTTTAAATGATGTTTTGCTAAAAGTAATCCGACATATCCAGCTTTTTTATTCCCTTTTGGCATTCCTTCACCTTCCATTCTATATTGTTAAATGAGATTTTTAAAATGTTAAATGTGTAAATTTTAAATGTAAATATATAATATAAAATGGACGGATTTGATCTTTCTCGTGTTGTTGGCGGTCGTAAACATCGTCGTGGTGCTGGTCTTTCTGGTGGTGGTATTGGCTCTCGTGACCCAGAAGCCCATCTAATGACTGGAGAACTTGCCAGAGAACGAGCACTTGAAGGTGGTATGTCTCATTATAATGCTCTTCATAAACAATCTCATCGCCATATGCTTCATAAGGGAGCTGGTCTAACTGGTGGTGCTGATGGTGGTCGTCATCACAAGCATCATATGGGAGCTGGTCTAACTGGTGGTGCTGATGGTGGTCGTCATCACAAGCATCATATGGTATGTCATCATTGTGCTGGAACTGGTGTAAGTGGCGGTGCTGATGGTGGTCGTCATCACAAGCATCATTCAATGGAAGGTGCTGGTTTTTGGGATGATTTTAAGCACGGATTTGATATGGTAGCAAAGCCATTGGCTAAAATTGCTAAACCTTTTATTGGTGCTCTTCCTTACGGCAATGTAGCAAAGGCTGGTCTTTCGGCTCTTGGTTATGGTCGTAAACATCGTCGTGGTGCTGGTCTAACTGGCGGTATTGATATGGATGTTGGTTATAATCCAGATCATACTATGGAAGGCGGATATCACCATATGGGTGCTGGACTTTCTGGTGGTGCTGATGGTGGTAAGCATAAACGAGCAAAGGCTGGAGCACATGATGGTCGTCGTGCTCGTGCCCAAATTGTTAAGAAGGTAATGGCTGAAAAGGGTCTATCTCTTCCTATGGCATCAAAATATGTCAAAGAGCACGGACTTTATTGAATGAAATGTTCTTTCATTATAGTGGGGTCATGGGTATGATGGGGGTCATAATCCAATCTTTTCTAACAAGGAGGTTCCACGAAGAGGAGTTTTCAATTATGACCCCTATCATACCCATCACCCCACCCCATTACCCCCAACTCGTTCTAAATATAAAAATAGAATCTATAGAATATATAGAAATGGATAAACTCAATGATAAAAAGAATGATACAACTTTAATTACGACAAAACCAAAAAGAAAGTATATCAAGAAGAAAGATAAAATGAAAGGAATAATTGTAAGTCATACACCAATAACATTAATTTTTGATTAAAATATAATATAAACTCTAAATATAATATGGCTTGGAATCGTAGTTCAAGAGGAAATGTTTCATTAACATTCCCTACTGAAGCAGATAAAGTCCGCTCATTAGGTTATGGTTATGTTGGAAAGCAAGTATCATTTGCGAATGAAGTAGACAAAGGTGATGATTTATATGGTTGGAGTAAAGATGGTGATAAAGTAGCACAAATGAAAGTAGCAAATACTACTATGGCAAATCGTATATATGATAGAACAGCAAGACATAGAATTATTCCAACACAATTACTATCTACACCTCCATTTGGTGTTTCTCATAATAAAAGTAATTGGGATAATCTATATGGTGGTTCTAATGAATATCAGAAGAAAGCATTGGAACTACAAACACTTCGTGAACATCTTTCAAACGCAATCAGTATTTTAAGACATAATCCAAAAAGAATAGATTTAGTACGCTATATTAGAAAACTTAATAAAGATATAATAGAATTAGAACGAGAATTAGGAGCATCAAATGCTTTAGTAAGTCTAAGAGGTGGTGGTGGAGATAATGGTGTAGCACAAGCAACAAAATATGGTGCGAAATGGGTTAAGAATCGTCTAATGGAAAGAGGAAAAGAATTAACAGCATTGGATAATAAACAAGAAACTGCTGTTCTCCAAGAAGAACCAAATATAAGTGAAATTGAAGCAAAGAAAGATGATATTGAATTTAAATTTGAATCTATTATTGATGAATTGGAAAGTGGAGTATTAAATCGCAATACTGTAAAAAATCTTCAAAATTGGGCAATACAATTTTATGTCACTCTACCATATTATACTAATATTAAAAAGTTAAATCAATATAGAACTATTTTAGAACAAATAACACGAGCATATGAATCTGGAGCTCAAGCACAACAAAATACCGCATTATATAATATTACAGATGGAGCACAGTTGAGAGATTTCTTTAGCAAAGTAGCAAGAAAGATTGGTTCAGTAATAGATGAATATGTTCCATTTGTAAATTCATCATTCAAAGAAAGAACTCTTCGTGTAAAAGCTATCATGAAACATATCGGTGAAAAGAAATTGATAAAAATTATTGATGAAATAGAAATAGCAGAACCAGAAACAGAAGAAGAAGAAGAAGTAGAAGTAGATTTTGATGATCATGTTCCAAATATGCCTCCACCCTATATCACACAAAGACAAATTACTCAAAGACAACGAGAACTTATGGATGAAGGAAAAGATGAAAATACTGCTATTCGTGAAATTGTTGCTGAATGGTATCCTTTTATTAAATATACTCCATCTGCTCTAACATCTCAATCAACTATTAAGAAGATATTGGTAAGAAAGATAGCACAATATTTACAAAATCTACCATAAATAAATCTATCATTATATTATATGGATATTATTGCTAAAAAGATAATACCAATAGATTTTAGTGAAGATGTGCTTGAAACATTTGAAGCATTGAGTTTTACAAAATTAAAACATCTTATGTTAGTAGGAAGTGCTTCATTAAAATCTCAAATATATGCTGGTGATTATGATATGATTGAAAATGTTAAAGTGAAAAATATTCATACGACAGCAAAACAATTTCAAGATATTATAAAGAAATTAATGAATTTAAAATTATGTTATATTGGTGATATAAAATTAGGATCAATAGAAGAATGGAAAGTTATTAGCGATGATACTATTATAAAAAATGGATTCGTTCATAATTATAAACCACAAGAAATAAGAGAAAATCTAAAACGATTACGAGAAAATAGAGATATATCACCAAAAGAATATGAACATTCTTTATCATTAGTAAAAAATCATATAACTACTTTAGAATTTTTAGAAATTAAAAGAGATTTACGATTTCATATTATTCGTTGGACACCAAAAGAGATTCTAAAAGGATATAAAATTTTACATAATGGTAAAAAATATACAATTGTAGAAGCATTAAAATCTTCAACAATTACAAAATTAGATGCTATTCGTTGGGTAAATGGAAATCATTTTACAGATTTCTCTATTATATATGCGTTTTATGATAAATTTGGTACTAATATTAATGAACCTCCTTCAGATATTATTTATTCTTTAAAAGAAAATATATATCAGTTATATCACGAACATAATTATTTTAAAATGGCAAAACGAATGTTTGCTTTGAGTCGTGCTATGGGATATAATAATACTATAAAAATATTAAATAATTTATTTAATTCAGATTTAGGAAGATTATATTCAGTATATGGAGATTTAGGAACATTAGAATTTATGATAGAAAATTATAATACTCTTCCAAAAGAGAAAATATCATTTGAAATAGACCAATTTATAAATAGATTATCTAATATTACGCTACCAAATTATTTAGAACAAGAGAAAAAAGTATCATCATTACTTCATAAATTAAAAAATCCTCAAAATTATACTGAAAATAATGCCCAATTTCTACGATTAGTTAGAACAGCAAGAGAATATATGAATAAATTATTAAGTCATTATACTTATATGGCATTAGAAGATAATTCATTAATACCAATTCCAAAAACATTTTTACCATAGATATTTTCGTAAAAAAATATAAAATAATAGTAGAATATAGAATAGAATGCCAAATTATTTATCATTTATAGAGAGAAGCAAAGATGCTATTCCTATAGCAGTTGTAAAAGGTGGCAAAGCGGATGGACATTTTTTATATTTGAATCGTGAAGAAGATGATATTGATTTACCAGATGATATTGAATATCATCTTGAAGAACCTAATTTTGTGGAAACAAAATATCGCAATACAAAACCTATTTGTATACGACTTCCTTCCGACAGCGAATTTGAAATTATTCCAAATCCAAAAAAGCGTTCTTGTTGGTATGTATATGCTAAATCTGGTGCTGGTAAATCCACTGTCAGTAGCAATATAGCATCTAATTATAAGAAAATGTTTCGTAATAGACCTATGGCATTAATTAGTCGCAAATCTGAAGATCCAGTATTAGATAAACTACATCTTAAACGATTAGATGCTGAAGAATTAATTGATGAACCTATTGAAGATATAAAAGAAATAGCAAAATCATTAATTATTGCTGATGATGTAGATACTTTTAAAGGACAGCAAGAAAAAGCTGTATTTCATTTAATTGATGAAATTGTATCATTAGGTCGTGCGAGTGAAGTTAGTCTTATTTTTGCTACTCATAAAAACTCTGATGGCAAAAAAACTTCTCTTATTATCAATGAAGCAACTGATTATGTTATATTTCCTAAATATGCTACTCCACAAGCATTAAATTATTTATTAACTGATAAATTAGGTTATAATTCTAAATTTATTAGTAAATTAATAGAAGATACAAAAGGTGAGAATGAATGGGTATTATTACATTGTGATGTTCCAAATTATATGCTCACTCGGCACGAAGCCAGAATTATTATAAAATAAAATAATAGAATGTATTATAATGCTAACTCTAATCCTTCTTTTGCTTTTAACTTCAAGTATGACACCTTCTATGACTCCTTCTATGACTTCTTCTATATAATGAAAAGATAGTGGGGTGATGGGTATGATGGGGGTCATAATTGAATCTTTTCTAACAAGAAGCCTTTACGATAGAGAGTTTTCAGTTATGACCCCTATCATACCCATCACCCCCAAATCTATATATATAATAAAAATCTTATTATAATATAGTATAGTATGTCTTTTAATGACTTAATAGATGATACAGTAAAAAAAGCATTAAATTTTACAAATGGTGGTAGTGGTGGTATATCATATATATATGGTGGTTCTAATATTAGTGTGCTAAATCCAAGTGGTGCTACTCCGACTATAAGCGTTATTGATCCATTAGTAAATAATGAAGTAGATACTAATATTCTTACTGCTACAACAGCAATAAAATCTAATTTGATTGAAAATTTAACAAATGATGAATTAATAATAAAACAAAATGATGTTAGTTCTATTTTGTTAAATACTGATGGAAATGGTGGTGTTCAAATCAATGCTCATAATACTGATTCAAATGCTTCAATAATTAATATGGATTCTAATTGTATTGAATTATCTACAGCTCATGATAATTATATTCATCTTCAAAATGATGGAGCTGTTAGGATTGGAGCCAGTGGATCAGCTGATATTCTTTTGTATAATGATGGTAGTACTGAAATATCCGGTACTGG